TCGGTTCTTTAAATCAATATCTTTGAGTGTCAAACCGCAGAATTCCGATATTCTCATTCCTGTATGGAATAGGATATAAACCACCTCATAATACTTACAATAGCAGTTATCATCATGCACAAATTTCAAAAACTGCCGCATTTGCTCTCTTGTTATTGCAGTTCGTGTATGTGAATCATTCACCACAACTCCGGCAAGCTGAAATTCAAATGGATTCTTATTTAAAATATCATCATCAACAGCCATCTGAAATGCAGGTCTAAGAACTCCGCGTACCGACTTGACTGTACTGTAACCTTTGCCGTCACTCTGCATTTTAATAAGGAAAAGTTTTGCATCCGATGTTTTAACGTCTGCTATTTTCGCCTCACTAAATTCCTCTTTTTTCAAGATATTCTTCACAAAGTTATAGTTTGCAACTGTACTGTGTTTCGCCCCTGTTTTTGTGGATAGGTATCGTTCTACAAGTTCGTTCACTGTTATATTTCTTTTCATCGGATCTAACTGTGATTCCAAATCGTATCCTATCTGCTTTTCAAGTTCCCTCAGTGAAAGACACGGTTTCTTTCCGGCAGGTAATTTGTCCGTAGGCTCAAGTTTCCAACTGTACACAAAATGCGGTTTGCCTGCTATATGATACTTAAACTGATATTTTCCGTCTGCTCTCATTGACTCACCCGCTCTCAAAACTCTATGTTTTGAATCACGTCTTATTCTTCCTCTGATTCCCATTATCTGCACCTCCTAAGTTCCGGATGTTTTAAGATATACTTCTCAAATGCCGTTCTGATAATCAATCTTCGACTGCCATAGAAAACGATAAAATCATGAACCGTTTTTTCTCTGATAAGAGAATGAAACTTTCTTTGACTGAGGTTGAAATATTCAATTGTTTCTGACAGATTTAATAAATCCTTTTTCTCTGCTGTTGCTCTCTGCATAAAATTTCTTCCTTTCTGTTCTTTAATTTTTACTTTTAGTTTGATTATAAGCTTTATTAAGCTTGCATTATATATCACTCTAAAAGCTCATAAAGTCAACTACTTACGGCAAATAAAATAAATTTATATCGTAGGAATTCGGCAGAGATGTTCCTCAAATTTAGGACGTATTATTAAATATCTGTTGCCGCTGTAAATAGAGAATACTCCGATATTATCTTCCGCCAGTCTGCGGATTTTTTTGACTCCGATATTGAAATATATACTTGCTTCTCTTATGGTAAGCATATATTTTTCTCCGAGTGTTATAGGTACATTTTTCTCTTCATTCATTGCAATCACCTCTGTTATTTATATATTGCGGTTCTCAAATAATAAAAATAATGCCCGTTAAGAAAATCAATCTCTAACGGGCATAAACTCAACTATTCACTTTTACCGTCCCATCTGTTTTCATATACTCCTGCTCTGTCATTTATAACAAAAACTCTCAGAAGTTCATCAGTCAAGCCCAGACAGCCGTTTTCATCACCTTTAAGAAATCCCTTATCCATCATTTTCTGAACAGTAGGTTTTGCCCATTCAGGCATATTGTCATCAACATAATTGTAAATCATTTTACTGTTCAGTTTATTTACATCAGCCTGTAATTTTGCTATTTCTGCTTTCAACTCCGTATATTCCTTACTCATAATTTCTTCCTCGCTTTCTGCCGTTTCATAATCCGGTCTGCAGAACTTCGTCCCCGCAAGATTGCTGATATAATATCCTTTTCTGCAGACACCGCCGCCGTTTGCAACAACCGCACTTCCGGCTGACGTATTTCCCTCAACAGTAGTGAAATAATCACCGTCCACGCCGGTTACAATTCCCGTATGCGTAAATACCCCATTATGATTAAATATAACAATATCGCCCCTTTTCGGATTTGCGTACAATTTAAAAAGTCCCGACATTGTCGGACAATATACATACGGATAATGCTTCAATAATTGATGTGCCTTATCCACTCCGAAAACCTTGGTAAAGCACCATGTAACAAACACCGCACACCACGGCTGTCCTTGATATTCGTTTTTTATATCACGCCAATACTTAGTATAATTGTTCATACCGGCATTCGCTGTTTTATCATCAAGCTGTGAATTACTTGACTTTTCCAAATAGCCGACTTCATTATCAGCGGTCTGAATCAATTTATCTATTGCAGTCATCTCTTACTCCTTGTCACTGTTAGGTGTATCGTATGTCAATGCACGTTTGCTGTCTGTAAATCCTGTTGTTGTAGGATCTGTAATTGCGTTATATACACTGACAATTACAAGGCTCAAAATGTACGGGCTTGAAACCGCCTTTATAAGTACTTCCCCCAATACCGACCACGAGCTTAAATCCTCGGCTGTAAGTCCAAGATATGCCAGTATCGGCATAATTACAGACAACAATATCTGTGCCCAAAACATAGGATTTCTCATTCGTACTTTCCAGTTAATCATTTTACATATCCCCCTTCAGTTCATCAATTTGGTGCTGCTGAGATTTAAGTGTATTTTCCGCAATAGCCACTCGTTCAACAACACTGTTGTGTTTTTCTACTTTGCGTTCAAGCTGTTCAATTCTGTACAGTGTCTTATTGTTTGAAACAATACCTGCAATAATAGAACCGCCGAGCGTTCCTACAAGCGACAAAATCGCCACAACAACCGTACTTTCCATAGTCAGTACCCCCTTATCAGTTATTTTCTAATTTTTCTACTCTTTCAAACAGGTCTTTTATCGTATTAAATATATCACTCCTTCCTATACAAATCGGCTTTCCGTCTATATAGATATATTCCGCTATATCTCCGTCTTCTGCCACTATATATACGGTTCTTTCGTCATCACTTTCATTTCCCGATTTTGATGTTATGCTTATATTGTCAATCCCCATTTCAACGCTATTTACATAAGAATAAATCTCAAGTCCCGTAACCTTACTTGCAGACTTATCATAAAAATCAATCTCACCGCTTAATTTTGCTGATTCATTATTGTTTGTAATGCAATATGATACCGTTTTTGACTCGTAATTGACTTCTATTCGACTATGAACCCAACAGTTAAAAAAGTTGTCTTTCCACGTCAAGTCACTGTTTATGTAATAATACTTTCCGTCTTTTGTGCCTTGCGAAAAAACAACTCCCGTACTGTCATACGAACCTCTGCTTGATTCTCCCGGACGCTGTGCCAAATCAGACAGTCCTATATACCAGCGGTCGGTATTTATTTTCGTATCAAACTCAATTATCAGTTCTTTTGCATTTGCCGTATATTTTGAAAAGTCCAGATAAGCAAAAGCATACATATTTGCAGCATTTGAACCGGTTACAATTTTTTGATACTTGTTGCCGTCACTTTCTTCCGCAACCGAAACGGTACATCGATTTATCGCATTAAATTTTGAAACACCGTCTGAAAATCCAAATTCAGCAGACATTGACGGCAGTACGCCTACAACTTTTTTCTTCAGATACCCTTCTGTTTCAAGCATAGCCACATCAGCCTTGCCGTTCCAATTTTGCTTGTCACCGGCAGTAACGTGAGTTTCATCACTGCTGATATGGTTATTCACTATATCCTCAAGTGAATCTAAATCTTCGCCTTTTGCCAATCGTATATCTTTCGGCATATTTTATCACCCCACGCTATTCCTTTACAAAATGATCTTTAGGGTTATAATAAATATAATTGTTATCCGTACTCCAATCATTCCAAGAAAGCTTATTCACAATACCGCTACTGATACTCCATAAATATCTATGGCGTCCGTATACCGTTCCATCCGGATAGATTACAGCCTGAACATTATATATCTCACTTTCGTCACCGGATTCGGCTGCCCACGACACTAAAAATACGGGTGCATTCGATTTATTCGGCAGTTGAGCGTTATTTCCTACCTGCACTATATCAGTCTTATATGTACCGTTTTGATACTGACTGTATGTAATTCCGAAACTGTCAATATTACTGCAAGTGCTGATATTATCTTTATCAAACAACAGCATAGCATAAGTGCTGTCCAATGTTGAAGATACCAGTTCTGAAATCTTTTTGTCCACTGCTTGCACCAAGTTCTGCACAAATGCAGTTGTTGCTATTCTCGTTGAAATATCAGATGACGGCGGAGTCGGAGATTTCGGTGTACCCGTAAAACTTGGTGAATTTTTATCCGCTTTGCCTGACAATGCCGTCTGTATGCCTTGTATCAGTCCCTGCACAAAAGCCGTAGTGGCAATCTGCGTAGAATTTGTACTGCTTGACGCAGTCGGTGCTGTTGGTGTACCTGTAAAACTCGGTGAATTTTTATCTGCCTTAGCAGACTCCAAAGTTTTAATAAGTGCGTCAATATTTACAAAATTCTCATTGAGCACCTCTACATTAATAGTGTCGGACGGTGCCGGCAGTTTAAAATTATGATTTGATGTGTATTTCATTTTTCGCGCCTCCTTATAAAAAATGTGCATATGGCTTATTATCTTTAAATACCACATATGCGTTTGCTCCGTTTTCTCTTAAATATACCTCATTGTTTTCTACATACAGCCACGTTCTGCCGTCATAATCTTTAACACCTCCCCATGTAAATATTTTTGCATTGCCCCATGTCCCGAGTTTTTTCTGTACTTCGCTCCAAGTATTGCTTTGGAACTCATAATTCACTTGAAGATGTGCGGGCTTAACTTCATCCACCGCTGATTTTATTTGTTCAAAATTATACGGCACTCCTTTACGTCCGCTAAATCTAACAGCCACTGTGTAATTTTTATAATCCTCGGTTATTGTACAGCCTGTCCTGTCATACATTAAAATAAGCTGTTCAAGTTCCGATTTTGTCAGAAGATTATTTCCTTGCAGTCTTGCAATTACTCTCGCTCGCTTAGTTTCATTATCTGCCGTAATTTCAGACAGTCCTACGTCTTTTTCATGCAGCAGAAAACTGTCCGTGGTAGTAATAAACAGACGCTTATCTTCATCAGAAATATCTTCCGAAACTTTATCAAGTATTGTTTGAACGACACTGTAAAAATCCTTTACCGTCTTTGATTTTCTGTAGTAATTCGGAAGTCTGTCAATCATTTCAACACCACGCTTTCAAGCACCGGTACCGCTCCGTCCGCTATTTTGATATTTTCTGTTCCGCTGTTGACCTTTAAATCCGTATAATCCTCAACACCCGATATTGATAATATAAGACTGCCGATTTTGGCATATGATATATATTCCTTTTTTATTGCCTCTCCCGACAAATAGTCCTTTAATACATTTTCAACTGTTGTCTGTATGTTTGATGTATTATCAGCTGTCAGACTAACTGATATATTTATCATAACGGGTGACGCACTGACCACTGTAACTTCTGCACCGATTGGTCTGTTTTCCTCAATGTGCTCTTTCACTTTTGAAATAAGTTCACTGTCTGCGGGACGGTTATCTGCATCTACAATTACTACTTTTACTGTTCCCGCTCCGTTCCAAAGCGGTATTACTTTTACATCTCCCACTCCGCTTACTTCTTTTGCCCATTCAATATAATGATATTTATTTCCGCTGACATTCGGACGTGACACTTTTTCAATGTATCGTTCCAATAAGTCTGCATCGCTCTCTGCATCATAACCGCCTGTAAAATCCGTTATATTCTGAACGGCTGTAATTCCGGGAAGTGTTATAGGAAATCGATTTATATCTCCTTTTTTCACATTGCCTGCACTTCCCGAAACAGTGCAAGTCGCACCGACTTCAACAGAACCGTTTTCAGTAATGCTCACTGTTTCATTAACTTCAAACAGGACATTATCCGCCGCAACCTTTGCACCTTTCAAAATCACCTCACCTCGGTTTCCGCTGATTAGCAGTGTACCTTTTGAATAAGTGGCTGTTTTACGAACTATATTCTGCTCAGCTGTCTTGCGGTCAAGGTATTCTCCCTCTGCCGTCACGGCAAATGTGTTTTCTGACAGTCTGCTTATCCTTTTCTGCAACAGATATATTTGTTCTGCCACCGGATAAAGAAGGTCATAAAAAAACGAGCCGACCGAAATATCATATTCTTCCGGCACGCTCGACAGCATATATTCAATTATTTCATCAAGTGTCATATGGTGTACACCTCCGCACTTTCTCCATAAGCTGTGTTCAATGTGAAAGATATTTTAAGTGTCGCTCCGACTTTCTCCGCAGAAAAACCGCTCATACTATAAATATCCTCGTTCCGCAAAAGTGCTGTTTCTATTTCTCTGCGAAGTTCCGATTCTGCGAAATCAAAGTTATATGATTTTCCTATCACCAAATCTTCAATATTTGCACCGTATTGTTTGTCTTTGTATATGGAGTATCTGTAAAGCTGTGTACGCATACATTTTTGTATCCATAACTTAAGAGCATTAATGCCCGATAAAATGACGGGATTACCGTCTTTCATAACAAATTCACCGTTACTGAAATCAAAATCAAATGTCTTTTTCATTATTCGGTTACTCCTATCACAACAAACTTGTTGTCGTTGTCATACGGCAATAAAACTACTTCTTTTCCAAGGTATTTGTATTCCGTATGATTGTCCCTCTCTTGTGTTTCATAAATATCAAAGACCGATTTTATATCACTGTCATCAAGTAAAATATTGTTTCCAAGCTGTATTACAAGTTTCGGCAGAGATATAATTCTGCCGAACATCGGTGTATATGATGACGGATTGTCTCTTGCTTTTATGTGCCTCGCTAAATCCGTAACTCCACTCATATCATTGTTCCTTTCCACGAAAAAAAGCGACTACCTAAGTAATCGCTTTATATTTTAATCTTCTTTTTCTGATTCTTCAATTAAGTCCTCAGCTTTTTTGCATCCGCCTTCTACCCATTCTTCAAATTCAGACTGTACTCGCACAGTCTGATTAATTTGTTCTTCCACCTTTTACACCCACTTTATTTTTATCATTATAAATACCTTATACTATTTGCTGTATTTTTCTACAACCTCATTGAGACATCTCTCGCTCTCTTCATGTGTATATTCTTTTTCAATTCATATATATCATCACATTTTAGATTGCCTTTCTTTTGCAAGCTTTTCAAAACACTATCATTTTTTTCGATTATCGTACAGCTATGAAATGGTGCAATAGCAATCACCTTATAACAATTATCTATAAACCGTTCTTGAACCATTAAATCATTTATTTCATGTACAATACCTTCATATCGTATATATCCGCTTGCAATTTTATTATAAGGGACAATATCTTTATTTTCAATAACTGCAACATGTTCATACTCTTTTCCTTTAATTACATATGGTAATGATTCATCTACTTCTAATAATAAAATGTCATCATAAATATCATCTGTTATCAGTCCCCAAACGCATCTAATATTTAATTGTCTACTATCCATAAGAAAGTCATCATTTTCTATCTTAATTATTGATGATATTGGATTATTTCCTATTCCTGTATTAAACTCTAATGAGTTATTGTATTGTTGACTAAAAACACTTTTAAACAGTTCACAAATAACTTCCTTATTATCAATTGCAAATGCTTGCTTGTAGAATTCAGGAACCACTGATAGCACAGCATTATGAAATTTATACATATCTTCAAAAGGGTCAATTTCTTTTATTTTTGATTTTTCTTCATTGATAAATGTACTTATTTCACTTATTGATTGAAAACGTTCAACGGGATTGTTCCTTAGACATGTGTCAATAATAATATCATAGATATATGCATTTTTCCAATTATATTTTTGTGAAATATGTTCTGCACCAGTACCACGATTTACATTTCCAAAAACATACCAATACATAATCTGAGCCATTGAATATATATCTGCTGCTTGTGTAACTTCATACTGATTACTTATTTGTTCCGGTGCCGAAAATTCTATATTAGCTAAACGTTCTCCTTTTT